CGATGTGCCATTTTTAAGAATGTATAACTGCTGAACATCTAAGGAATAGTTACCGTTTGGTTTCCAGTAATCGTTCCCGTAAATTCTATAATTCTGTGTCCAAGAACTGCACCTGTTGATCCATCAGAAACGGACAACGTTGTTGTTTGGACACCGCCCGCTATGGATTGCGCGGTATAACCACCAGAAATTTGTTCTATAATTTGTAAATTGGTATTGGTAGTTGTTCCCCATGTACCGGCGTTCTCGCCAGTTGTCATCAACTCTGTACCAAGACCTGTATAACTTGATGCCATTAAGCGCTCCCTACAAAAACTTCAACATCACAAGAATCTGTATCAGCAAGTGCTGTATATCGACTAAATCGTTTAATGATACTGTAATTGCAGAACCAGCTGCATGCATAGTATCTTTAACTCCACCACTATTATCACCAGGATAAATAAACGAGTGGCCAGCATCTACCTTCATACAAAACTCTGTACTGTCTTCATCTCTGAATGATAATGTAATGTGGTTGCTTGAATCTAAATTTGTAATGCTAATGTATCTAACATCATCTTCGTCAAACTGACCTGCCAAATAACTTTTTGATAAATCTGTTGCAGAAGTTGTAGCAAAACCTAACAACCCTGTTTCAGTAGTTGAAATGGTTACGATTCTTTTAACAATTTCATTAACACTAGAAATATCTAACGATCTTTCGCTGTTATAACTATTATTGTTAAGTGTGATTTCTTCGATTACTTTAGTTGTTAGTGTTGCCATATTTTAATCCTTACGGTGTCGGAGACTGAACGGGTAGACGGGGGGCACCATCTGTATAATCGTCTCGTCGTCTTCTACCTATTTGTTCTCCACCGAATTTTTGTACTTCGGTTTGATATTTTTGTTCGTATAATTGTAGCATATCCATCGGGCCTTTTAAATAGCTAAATGCTTCTACTAGACAGGCATATAAAAGTCCATTGCCAAAGTTAAGACTTAAATAACTTGTTGTATTTGCTGAACTCAATCCTGTTGGTCTAGCATTGTAATGAATTTTGTACATAAAAGCTGAAGAAGGTGTTGGCACAATTGTGATTCTTCCTGAAGAAGTTGCTCCCGTTCCATCTGCTCCTCCTGACATAGCATAATATTTTGGTGTGCCAGTAGTCGTTTCAGCTGTATCATATTCTCTTAAATAGCTAATATCTTTTTTCTCAAGCCAACTATTAGCTCCAGTTGCAACCGTTGTTGAAGTATAAACTTGAAGTCCTCTAACAAATAAAGTTCCCGCAGGAGCATAAACATTGTCTTTTGAAGCTGTTAAATTTCCAAGCATTTCTTTTCGATCTGCATCAATTGGAATATCTCTTTGAATTCTAAGTTCTGAATTATCTATAAATTGATCTGTAATTGTACTTGATAATACAGAAGTAGTAACCTCAGTATAATTTAAAATAGCTGTTGTAAGTGTCGAATAAGTAAATCCTGCCATATTATGCGCTCAATGATGCCGGACCAGCCGAACAATTATTGCCTCCTCCTGATATTCCTCCACTTGTAGCAGTGTTTGTATTAACAGTAAAGTGATAGAAATCATTTGTATTTGTAATATTACCGCTCGAATCTCGCTTCCCGACTGTAATCGAGTAGCCAGAAGAATAAGCTAGATTTGCTCCTGTGACTCCATCAAATCCAACTGGATTTTGATAACCATCAGAATCTGAACTTGTCCATATTGGACCTCTAAATCTTACGGTATCTGAAGTATCTCTACCATGAGCTAATTCAAAAACATTTATAATTCCAGATCCTGCTGCAATACTTTCAAAAGGATCTGGTCCTAATAAAACAGAAACTTCATTTTCTGCTCTTGCAGGTCGTGTATTTCTTAAACCTTGAGCATCACCACCTCTATGTCTTACTTCTAATTGTGGCTGTTTTCCTTCATATTCAGATTTATGAACAAAAGAACCATTCCACTCCCTAATCATTTCATTATAGGGAAATTCTAATCCACTTCTATCTGATATCGCTTTAGCGTATTTTCCTCTTGCAAATGCCATAATTATCCACTTGGGTAATAAGACTCCGGAGTTATATAAGTGCTTGTAGAAGATCCGTCTTCTGCCAAAGCTCTTTTTAATTCGTCTTCATATAATAATTTTAATTCTTGCACTCTTTGGGGTGCATATTTTTGTGCTAAATAAAATGCTAGTCCTGATGCCATACAAGGCACAAAACGATAAGGCACATCGGTTGCATCGGTATAAGTCGCATCAGCATCTTGAATTCTTTTTACAAAGAATATGTGCATATCTTTTGATGCATTAGATGAATCTGCTGTTGGATAAACAGTTATAGTAGTTTTATCAATAAGTCTTTGAACAAAATATCTAGAAGGAGTTCCTTTAGATAATTTATTAGCTAAACCTGAATAGGTTGATCGATCTGTTTTTGTAAGCGTAGAATCTGCTTCAGAAGTTGTGCCTCTACCCGTTCGGTAAGTTGCCTCTAAAACATCAGCTATTCCATAAGTAGAAGTTGAACTTGTTCCTCCTGCCGTTGTTGCAGAAGTACCATCTCCCGATGCTCTATAGAAAATATATTCAGCTTGACCTTCAACAAGATCAATATTGGTATCGCCTACTTCCCAGTAGTGCAAACCTCTATTGCCCCATTCTTGAAAAAGAATGTTAAGAGATCGTCTTGCTGTTTTTAATTGATAACCTGAAGTTACTTGAGAACCAATTCTCTCGTAAGCTTCTGCTATTATTTCATCAACAGCAAATGTCTTGTCGAACGTTACTGTTCCAGAAGTAGTATTAGCCATATGCTACCTCCTTATGCCGGTGTTTTAATAAACTCAGCTATAACTGTGTACATGTTACCATCATCTGCTTGAGATGGTATCACAACATTAATATCACCATTTGTATTAGCATCAGTGCTTGGTGGTAATCCACCGAACTCTCTAAAGTCCCAATAGCCTGTTCCTGTTAAACCAAGCAAAGGTCTATCACCATCTGAATCTTCAAAATCTAAACGACAGTGTGAGTCGCCGCCATCTCCAGTATCACATGAGAACCAAATTCTTTGTAAAGCTCCGAGTTGTGCAACACCTGCTACAGTACGCGCTGAAGAATCAAAAAATACCGTTGTGCTTGTGCTACCGTCTGATTCTATAACTATTTTTATTACTACTCGTTTGTCGTTTTCTTGTAGGACCTCTGGTCCTGTTACTGTATTTGCCATAATCCCTCCTTAATCAAGATTACTAGATGGGGCCGAAGCCCCATCATGTTTTATTTATTAGCCGTTATTATAATCAAAAGCTGCGCCCCAAATTTTAATAACTAATTTACCTGCTGTGTAAGCAGCTTCAGTAGCTGTTCCACAAGTTAGGTAAAGATATTTTAGTGAAAGTGCTGCTAAAGTAGTTCCGGCATCATGTTGTTGTCTCATGCCAAGAGCCCAGTCACCACCATTTACAACAACTGTTGGAGTTGATACCGCTGCATTTTCTGCATCAGTAGCTGTCGCCGAACATACTAAATTAATATCCGGGTCTCCACCTGTGGGTGCTTCAACACAGCTCATTTCAATGCTGTATGGAATACCATTAACTCCAGTTGTTAGTTCTGCGATGTAAGCGTTAGCTGTTCCACCATCAGTACCAATAACATCGTTAGCAGAACCACCACAAGCTAATCCACCATGTAGATCAATTAGAATAGTCGTGCAAATGTCACCGCCTATTTTATTAACAAATGTGTTAATTGCATCATCAGCAATTCCTGATCCATGCGCATTAGGTGTAATTTTGAAAATAGTTGCTGCTGTACCTAAACTTCCATTGTTAGTACCAGTGTCAGTACCTGCTGCTACAATGTTGTTTCCAGTGCTTGCAACTTTTTCTACTTCCATACCACCCGCTGCTTTTATAACAGCGTAATCTACAAATGCTCCTGTAGTTGTGTTCTTAGTTGTTGCTTTTATATCGCCATCGGAACGTACCGTTCCATTAAACGTTGTTGTTGCCATAATTAAATCCTCCTAGTTTCTGAACATAGTCTCTAGGCCGTCGACTACACGCGTCTATGTTCTAAATTAATTGTATAGTGATGAATTTATATGTTATTTTTTGATTAAGTGCAAGAGATCCCTGCATAAAAGTACGATTTCAGCGATGTGGCGTTTATCTAAGTTGCCACAGAAACTTGGGGGGCCGAATCACTAATTTTATT